TGATGATATTGAAATGTTAAATGATTCGGCCTTTTTCCGAAGAAATGATAAAATTTTATATGAATTAGAAGATGTGGATACAGATGAAGGCAATGACGATACTCGCAATTATAAGAAGAAATTAAACATTTCAGATGAATTAACGGCGGACAAGAATACCATTTTGAATCTAGCGGATATTACTGATATAACGCAATTAGACACATTTTGTAATACTGGTTGCAGTGTTGAAGAATTAGTTGCGGTGAATCTAGATACAGATATAAACTTGAATTCAACTAAACAATCGCAATCATCTAGTCATAGCACGTCATGTTCATCAAGGTCATCTAATACAACTGATGGCGAAGGGAGTGAAGCGGGATCAAATGATAATGCGGTTGAAGAAGCTGATGGAGCTGTAGAAGTAAAAAAAGAGACAGGTGTTATTGATGATGGTTCAGAAAAAGACGAGGCGAGTGCCGGCGAAGCAGGCGAAGATGCTAGCGAAGATGCAGACGATGCCTCAGGCGGGAGTGAGGGGGTAAGCGAAGCCGATGAGGAGGAATTACTTATTGCCAAAATCAAACGATTTCCTGTACAGGTGATTGCTTTGGAAAAATGCGAAAATACATTAGATCATCTTATGTCGCGCGAGGATATAACCGACGAACAATGGGATTCTATTGTTTTGCAAATTGTGTTCAGTTTAATCCTCTTTCAAAAAACTTTTAATTTCACACATAATGATCTCCATACAAATAATGTCATGTATTGTGAAACCGATAAAAAGTTCTTGTATTATAAAGTAAATCATGTTTATTATAAAGTCCCGACTTTTGGAAAGCTTTTTAAAATTATAGATTTTGGCCGAGCGATTTATAAATTTCGCGGCCAATTGCTCTGCAGTGACAGTTATCACCCGGACGGCGATGCGGCTACCCAATATAATTGCGAACCGTATATTAATGAAAAGAAACCACGATTAGAACCTAATATGAGTTTTGATTTATGTCGTCTTGGTTGTGCCTTGTACGATTTTCTAATTGATGAACCGCAGACGAAAATTATACAAATCATGTTGAACTGGGTGAATGATGATAAAGGCCGGAATATTCTCTATAAGAAAAATGGTGATGAGAGATATCCGGATTTCAAGTTGTATAAAATGATCGCACGCACAGTGAATAAACATGTGCCGATAGATGTTTTGAGTAACGCCTATTTTGATAAATTCATTGTTCCGAAAAAGGAGATCAAAACGACAGTAAAAGTCATGGATTTTGATGTGATACCATGCTATGTTTAAATTTATAAAAATATGTTATCAAGATAATATATTTTTTAGAAACCTGGATGATCTGTAAATACATTGGTCACCGTTTTTTTAACAGCTTCACCAGAAGGCATAAATTCATCAATAATATAAAGACCGACCATAGAAGAGAGATAGACCATGATAGTATCTCTCACTAATTCCTTAATAGGTTTGGTTTCCTTAATAACAACTCTCATCTCGGCAAACTTCATCAATAAATAGATGAAAGCAATAATACCTGAATGTATAATGTATTTTTCCATAATACATTATACGGCTAATTAATGAGTAGAGACATAAACGCAATCTTTTACATATATGTATTATTTCATATATGTATTATTTCATATATGTATTATTTCATATATGTATTATTTCATATATGTATTATTTCATATATTAAGTCAAGACCTCGAAATCAAGAATAGGTGGTTTCAAATCAACTTTTGAGGCAGCTTTGTTCAAATCATTCACATCAATAATATCGAGTGTGACATTCTCTCCAATAGTAAGACGTTCATCATCTTCATCGTCGTCATCATCTTCATCTTCTTTCGTTAAAGCTCTCGCCTTTTCTAACTCCTCTAGATTCTTATCATCTTTCGGATTATTGACGACACTTGTATTACCGATTATATCAACATGTGTATCATTATCTGAAAAAGATAATTTACCGGGTGATTGAAGATCAGCGGTTTTCTTATAATCCTCAATTTCCTTTCGAATATCTTCTTTAATTGCTTCGGCTGATGCGGTTGCAGTGGTTTCTGACTCCGGAGCAACTACCTTTGCACCTACTACGTTTGATCCTACTACGTTTGCACTCAGATCTGTGACCACAACAACCGGCTCATCCGGCAGCGGTTCGGTGACTTCACTAACCTCCACATCCGTTTCGTCAGTTTCATCCATATAAGCTCGTAAAATGGCTTCAACCGGCACGCTATCACGAATAGTATTCAAAATACATTCCTTGATAATAATTTCTACTTCCCGTGTATTTTTCTGCGTTTGCAAGGGCTGAATATTCTTCTCAAATAAATAGATATTCGTATATATTTTTCGGGCAACATGAATATAAATTTTATGCACAAAATCACTTACCGAAGGCACATTAATATCAATCTTCTTCTGTTTGCTGCCAACTCGAACACATGTCAGTGCTTTCAATTGTATAATATGCACTGCCGTAATCAATTCCTCTAAATAAGTACAGCCAGAACTTTCAATAATGCGATTTCTCTCTGTATCGATAATCGTCTGATTCCATTTCGGTACACGGGTCAAAAAGTTCTGAAAAGTCATTAAATATTTATCTTGCTCTTTATTATCATGACATAGTTTCCAAGCTTCATCAAAAATAGATTTTAAACCTTGAAAAACAGTGGGTGACAAAATGTTTAATAAACGAGCACACCATTCATTTTTCGATTCACTCAAGCTAGCTACTGAAAAATCATCCATTTTACATAAATGATATATTTTCTAAATCATAGTTAGAACGTAACAAAAGAAAATTCAAGATAAAAAGAATAAAAATCTTCTCATTTCTAAAATCTTTTTTAATTTTATTAAAGACTAGTAACATTTGATACTTTTTTAATTCATCAATCTCTCTACTACTTTCAATATAGTTCATTAAATCTAACCCGCTATAACCTTTCTCGTACAATTTATTCGCTAAATCCATCAGTGGTTCATATAATTTTGTTTCGTCTAAAGCTTTTAAAGGCAATAAGACTTTATCGAACATTTTTTGCATTTTTTTATCTCCCTGTGGAATATTAAATGTTTTCTGTAAATTATGTTTATGTAAATTAGTTCGCTTACCTTTAATAATGGGTTCATAGACGAATATTTCGCACAAACGAGAGAGAATAGGTTTTAATAATTTATACTTGTCTTGTACTATAATAAAAAATCGGGTTGTATGACTAAAAAGTTCTATGCAGCGCCGCAGTGCGGATTGTGCGTCAATTGTTAGTTCGTCGGCATTCGATAAGACAATGATCTTAAAATTACCAGTGCCTTCGATATTGACGTGGGTTTTCGCAAAGAATTTCAGTTCATCTCTCACAAATTTTATACCTTTACCGTGAGCACAATTGACATACATGACATAATTTTTAATGAGTTCTTTATTATGTTGATAAATATCTGATATAAAATTATTAACTATGGTGCGTTTACCACTGCCGCTAGACCCGTGAAAAATGATGTTAGGTATTTTCCCAGTCTCGAGGAAAAAGTTTAATTTGTCTTTTATTTCAGGGTGATAACAGATTACACTATTCTTTGCAGCGCTATTCTTTGCAACGCTATTCTTTGCAATGCTATTCTTTGCAACATTCATGTTTATTTAAAATTATTTATATAAACAATTTTAAATCATAATTAAGGTTTAATACATAATATGGAAATAATTATTTATATAGGTCCTAGCAGATCATTTAAACTATAGCCTTCCCGTTCGGCCATCGCAGTAATAAGAGCTAACGCACTCGCTAACGATTGTTTGACATTTCTAGATGTATCAAACTTTTTCACAATATGGGCATCTTTCATGTTATCCAATTTCTCTGCTTCAAATGCTAATAATTCCGTCAAATATTTAAACGAATGACCCTTGTATTTTAATTTATTGGCATCTTTGAAATCTTGCATGGCAAAATCTTCATCAGTGAAACGCATATGACCATTGACTAAGTGCGGCATTTTTAGTATTTATTATTCTACTATAAATACTAAATATAGGTTTAAATGGTTTAATAATATTTATATAATATATAAATGTCATCATCATCATCACCTCTATTTATAAAAGCTGACGCCAGTGATTATATTACCGCCAAGCGACAAATGGCCATTGCTGGCGAATATTTGAATACTAATAATACAAATCCAGTAAAAACAAACGGGAAGACATATAATAGAAATTTTAAATTCGTGCCAACTACAAATCTAGATCTCTCTAACTGTTTAATCGATGCGTCAAGTTTTGCTTTAATGAATGATTATACAACGGGAAAAGGGTACATCAATGCAATATGCAATAAATAAAAAGGGATGCTTCCTTTGAAACCCTCTTTGGAGGTGAATTTATAATGTATTATTTAATAATATTTGTTCAAATATGAAACCAGGAGGGGGTCAGGGGATTTACCCCTAACCTATGCCCAGCTGCTCAGACTCTGCGTATAAGGATTACTCTTAAAAGCATTCAAAATATCAGGCGAAATCCGGTCGGTATTAATATTCTGGTCATAACCTTGTGACACTTTAACCCGATCAAGATTTTCTACAATACCGCGAGAAGTGACACCGGCAGTATTCCCAGAGCTTGGGACCCACCAGCGATTATTATCACGGTCACTATCTTTCTTGTGAATACTAACATTATCATTTTGATTAAATATTTGTGTTCCGCCTTGGTTAGGACGATTAACTTGTGTCTTATTCACATTATTTCGTTGTCGGTATTCAGCTTCATATGATTTAGGTGAAGCAAACCCATTAGGACCGGCCATACCAGTATGTTCTACGTTCGTCGTATCACGTTGCATCGCCACTGGTTGCTGTTTGGAAACTAAATAAGCATTGGCGGATTGAAATTGTACATTCATGTGATTACAGTCTAAATCAGCTTCGGTCATTTCCCGAATCGTCGTCTTGGTGCGATCTAATGGGTTATAGATTTGTCCGGTTGGTACTGGACCTGTTGGGTTACCGCTTGAACGCATATTATCGACTACGTCTTCTTTTCGCGTGGGGCGCAAAAAATCCATCAAAGGTGATACAATGGCTTTCATAAAACCGTTAACATTACCCATAACCGTGTCAGGACGAGTCGTGGAACGATTATTATGTAAATTACTATAACTTTGAATACCATAATCGCCTGTAGTAGGTTTAGCTGACCCGCCAATAAAGGAAGGCGTTGCATAATCTTTGGCCGGCAAAACAGGCCGTTTCACAGGTGCATTCTCTCCACTAATATAAGTTCCTTCACTTATGCCTCCTCGGCTACCATAATATTCAGCAGTCGTATTAATGCGATTCACGTCGCGTAATTCTTCGATACTACGAGCGGTCTGAGCCTTTTCAATACCTGTGGTCGTCATCCAACGCTCCGGACCAGAGGCATAATATTTTTCAGGCAGTTTCTTTTCCACAGTGCCTTGCATGCTAGTGGTAGGTGCATTTTGAATAAAATAAGTACCAGGACCTTGATGCCCGTCCAAAGAAAATGACGTTTTCGGATTAGTTGCTACACGTAATTCGTCTACACCTCGATCTAACCATAGGTCTCGCGCTTCCATACCCGAATTGAATCCGGCACTTCCATCGTTTGAAAATCCTTTATTTAAACCCGGTGCTACATGCTGTTCGTTCCAGGGCTTCACATTGGCCATCCGCATACTAGGATTAACTCGCGATTGATAAAAGTCGCTCATATTAGGTGCACCATCGGCAAATTGATAACCGCCTTCGGGTTTAAACATCGGTCCTTGCTCTTTTTTTGAAAAGAATTGCGAACCTTGCCCTTGCATATTATCTAAAACACTTTCGGTAATATTTGTATCGGCGGTTGCACCACGAACCTTGCCGCCAAAATAAGGCATCATATTGTTATGCTTAAACTTATCTTTGTCAATAGGATTACCGGTTAGTGAATAGGTTGTCTGTAAACCGCCACCGACTCCATAATTAGACGGCTGTCGCTTTTCATTTGATTCATAATTTTTCGGATCAAAATATTTATCGGAATATTGATTAGGATTGACGTAAGCATGTATATTATTTTTCGTGGTGACCGGTTCAGTTAAAGGAAAATTAGTTGCTGGTGTTGGCGGATTAACTCCGGGCAATTGATTCTTATTCGGTATCATATTTGTGTAACCATCAATATTATTTTTTTTTTGTTTTGAAACGACATACATACCACCTAATGCTAATAAAGGAACTGCTAGTTCAACCATTTATATATATGTTATATTTTTTTATCTCTAATAAAGATATATATGTTATATTTTTTTATCTCTAATAAAAAAATATATGTCTATTGATCAACTAATGGTCTCGGCGCTTTTGCCACATAATTATCCTTTTCTAATATTCGTGTATTCAGATTATTCTGAAAAGGATAGCAGGTATTCTCTTGCGGATTTAATGGTAAAATACTATAATGAGTTTGTTCTAAATCACGAAATGTCCAGGCTGGGTGCGTAGCACGAGATTGGTCAGTAGAAGGATTCGCCGATTCATATTGAACTTCATTTGTTTTCACAGCATTAAGTCTATATTCATTTGTTTTAATATCATCGCGATTATAATTTCGGGATAAACCAAACAAATCACTTTCCAAATTAACAGTATTAGTCATTAAATTTCCACCCCATTTCTGCATGCGAATAAAAGGATCATCCATATAAATAGGTTTACTACCATTACCAGGTACATTCAACATATATCGGCCTAGACCGGTAGATTCTTGTAATTGCTTATTTATTCGACAAGGGTCATCGTGAAAACGTGTAAATGCCATTTAATATAGATAAATATAATAAAAGGGGGATACTCCCCCTGACCCCCGCACCTCGGTTAAGCGGATGCTGTTGATCATTCTAAAAATTTATACACTTAAAATGCATCCGCTTAACCGAGATGCGGGGTTGTAGGGGCTGGCCCCTATGTGTGGGGTTGTAGGGGCTGGCCCCTATGTGTGGGGTTGTAGGGGCTGGCCCCTATGTGTGGGGGTTCTAGGGGGTGCACCCCCTATATGGGGTAAGGCCGCTGATCTTTTTCTACTACTAATGGTTTCGGCATACTCACAATTAATCGATCAAAAAATTTAGAAGTAGGGATCTGTTTAAGGTCGGGTTTGATCGCCTTTTGTGGCACTACTAAATTAGTCGAACCAATTCCCCGTAGCATAGATTCAATATCAACTGCATTTCTGGATAAGGTGTCACGAGGCATATGATTTGGTGTAATGCCGATCGCCGGTATAGTAGGATTAAAAGCACATCCTTGTGCTGAATGCATATAGTTATTATAATATCTACCTAAACCATAATAATTCTGCTCTAAACTATAGTCGCCTTTTGTATTAATATTTCTAGTTGAAGCCATTATTATATATATATTCCAAATATATTATTGTTACACCAACAAAGCATCTAATATTTTTGTTAGATGGGTCGGATGAATTGAATCAAACATCATAATATCTGAAATACAGCTATGTAATAAATCGAAATATTCGTATTTGAAAAGCATCGTGAAAATTAAATCATCTTCCAAGTCCGTCATGTTTAATTTCTCAAAGAGGTCGTTAATATCTTTACTATCTCTAGCTTTTTCTAATATATTTTTAAAATCAGCGTTTAAATTCAATTTGGTAAATAATTCTACAATCGTATTATTAATTTGTTCTTCGTTCCAAACTTGTAAATCAAATGCTTGCAATAATTGTATGCGAAAAAGCTGCTCCTGATCTTCCGGAGTGTCCATTAATTTATAGGTGCAAATGAAATCATATTGATAAATCATTTTTAATTATTATATTTTATTATACTTATAAATGTTTAAATCTATTATAAGTATAAAGATGAAGTCGTCAATTCTTACAAATAAGTTAGCACATTACGGCGATATGCTTGCCATTCCTTTTTTCATTATGACTCTCTATTATTTTTATCTTATTCAAAACAAAACATGGATGGAATGGTTTATTATCATCTTTATCTCTAATTGTTTAATAGGGGATATTTTATTTACTTATATATTTTTCAGAAAATAATCTATTGACTAAGTGTGTTAGTGTATTCCTTATCGCGAGCCATTTCACGCGACGGTAAACCACCACGTATCCAGCCTTGTGCGGCACTGCTTTCAATCAAATTCGCCGGATTGCTAATAGTGGATTTTAAAGAAGGTAATAGAGGCGTTTGCGAATACTGTGAATAATTGACTTCACTGCTAGGATTGATGCTTTTCTTATTATTAGCAAAATCGCCTTGTTGAATTTGAGATTCTAACATGGGATCGCATTTACCACGCCCTAAATAAGGAACCGTGGAATAAGGGCGTTCGATTAAACTAATTCGGCATTTGGGACGAGAGAGACTATTAATCAGTAATTGAGAACTTTCGGCAATATTTGAACCACCGATACTGACTTGATGACTACCATTAAAATTGATATTAGGCTGACTAGTGGCAAAGTCGATGGCGCTAGTCATGGGTCCGGAGGGTCGGAATGAATCCAGCAGATAATTAGCATACTCACTGTTTTGTAAGGTACGTTGGCTTAAATCAACTCTATCATCACCAAGACGAGCTGATTGGTAGAAATTATAATCGTATACGGAAGCCATTTATATTATACTATAATAAATTTATTGTATACATAAAATTATTATATCATTATATCATTCATTTAATATATATTTATTACAGTATTATTTCAATTAATAATTGGTCCATCTTGGCGGGGCATTTCGCACACAAGCCAATTCATTATTTTCAGTATCACGACAAGCAATCATATCACCATAACAATATTCAGTAAAAGCCTTCTGATCATTCGGAATAGTCGTGCTGGGCATAGGGTTAAAAGCTCGCATGGATTGATCAAATGTAAAATTATCTCCTAAATCATTAAATAATCTCTCTTCAACGGCTGGATCATTGAAATTATTAACAACAAATTGTTTGGTTTTTTCATTCATACTTGCTTCTACAATAGGATTGAAAGCTGGCGCCGCTTCTTTCCGTTGAGGATTGTCGGCGATTTCAGTCAACAATACATTCATTACAGGATTTTCTACTGCGGGTTCAGTAAAATCATTTTTAAGAATCGTATACATTTCGGCATTTGTAAAACCTTCTTTAGTTTTTTTTGCAGATTTTAATTTATACAACAGGATAATTGCCCCTAAAGTGAGTAGCCCTGATAACATTATTTTACTATTTTTTGTAATTAAATAGCCTAATATAGTCAATACTATGACTAGACGAGTGATTGCATTTAATTTTGCTTCAAAAGGCATATCAGCCGAAGGCCATATATGGGATATTTCATCTGATCTAAATAAAATATTTGGATTCTGTAACCAAAATGTAGTAGTCATTTATATATATAATCACAAATATTTTATAGCATGATAAATTTATAGCATGATAAATTTATAGCATGATAAATTTATAGCATTAAATCAAATCACTTCTTCTTCTTGTTCTTCTTCTTCTTGTCTCCAGGTGTACTCCTTTCAACACTTTCTCCGGTAGAAAATATGATACTTTCCATAGCAGCCATATCAGCCGCTGCAGAATTTTTAATAGAAGCTGGATCAGGGTATGCGGATTCATATAGTTTATTTAATTCCGCTTCAGCTGCAGCGGCTTCTGTAGCAGCCCTTTTCTCTTCCACTTTCTTTAATAATCTCTCGCGGTTCTTTGCTTCTTTTAACTTTTTGTCTAAATTAGATTGCATTGCACTGACATTTACTTTACCGCCACCTTTGCCTCCAAGTCCTCCAGCAGCATTCATGCCCATTTTGCTTAGCATACTTTGTAAGTCACCCATACCTGGCATATTTTTCATTTTTTTCATCAATTCACTAGCTTCTTCTAATAATTCACTTTCCTTCATATCTCCGGATTTAAGTTTTTCATCGAGCTTGGAGCCGACATTTTTAACTAAACCTAATAATTTGGTAGGGTTTTTGATTAATCGCTTAAATACATCGTTAATAGATTCAGCATTTTCCATATTAATATTTAAATCGGCGGCTGTTTCTTCGGCAATCTCTCTGGCCAGTTTTCCTAATTTACCATTCATCATGCTTGTAACATGTTCATGAATATCACTCGGATTGGGTAAATCTTCTAAATTTATGCCAGATTTCTCGCCGCCAGGCTGTTCTGTTC